GGAGCTGAGCCTCCGGCTTAACACGGTGGTGGGGAAGGTGTCAAGCGGGCCCCGCTCGAAAAAAATCGTCGCTCGCGCGACTCGTTTTTTTTCTCGCTCGCGCGCGCGCTAAACCGGCCGGCTACCCCACCCGCCCACCTGCCGCCCTTCGGGGCGCTTGCGCTCGGCAGGTAGGCAAGTGGGTCCGCCGGCCTCAACGATCAGGAGCACCACGATGGTCCAGAAAAAAAATCGACCCCCAGAATACAGCCGCAAGAACGATCGCATCCTCCACGCCGCAGCGACGGCCAAAGAGATCGAATGCGACACCATCCTCGCACCCCTCCAACACGTCATCGAACAAGCAGACGCCAAGTACGGTTTTGATCGACTCCCCATGCTCGTCTCACCCGACACCGCAGCCAAATGGGGCAAAGCCTGCGGCGGCCTGCATGAGGCCGTCGAAGCCCGGGACGCAGAAAAAGTCCGCGCGTGGGTCATCGTCTGCCTGCGCGGTCTCGCCGCAATGGAAGCCGAGGCCGACCTCGACCCCGACAACATCCTGCCCCCAGACATCTGGGACTGCCACGACGACGAGGGCGCCTTCTGCATCATCCGCGATCACCGCCGCCACGAGCAGGCCACACGCCTGCGGCCCGGTCGCCGCGTCTACACCACCCGCGAAGTCGCCGTCGCCCTCCGCGCCCTCTCCACGTCCCTCGTCGACACGGTCAAAGACCTCTTCCCGGGCGCCGAGATCTCAGGCACCAGATCACGACCCATCGACCAAGGCGACGACGATCTCGACAAAATCTTCGATCTGTGAGACGATCCCAGATCGACGGACCAGCAGAGGACCGCAGATGCCCAAAAAGCCTACACCACAGCCCGCGCAAATCGAGCAGCAGGCAGAGGTCAAGCGCCACCCGGGTGGACGGCCGACCAAGTACGATCCCGCCATGTGCGACATCGTCATCGCCTCGGGCAAAGAGGGCAAGACCCTCGCCGAGATGGCCGCCGACCTCGAAATCCACCGCGAAACACTCAACGAATGGCGCAAACTCCACCCAGAGTTTTCCGACGCCCTAAAGTTCGCGCTGCTGAAATCGCAGGCGTGGTGGGAAGAGAGAGGCAGGCAGGGCACGTTCGGAGGCATCCCGAACTTCAACGCCACGGGCTTCATCTTCCAGATGAAGAACCGCTTCTCGGACGACTACCGCGACACGATCAAGCAGGAGATCACCGGCGCCGACGGCGGCCCGATCAGGCAGCAGCACGAGGGCGCCGTCGCCGTCAATCTGCGCGGGCTGACGGACGAGGAGCTGGCCACGCTCGAGAAGACGCTGGCCAAGGCCGTCGAGGGCGGCGAGGCGTGAACCTCGTCGTCGATCTGAGCCGGGGCGCGCATCTGCTCGCCGACGCCCGGGTCGAGCTGAAGCGGCGGGCGGCGACGGCCAGCCTCTACGAGTTCGTCAAGCAGTGCTGGCCCACCGTCGAGCCGGGCATCCGCTTCGTGCCCAGCTGGCACATCGAGACGATCTGCGAGCACCTCGAGGCCGTCACGCACGGCGAGATCCGCAAGCTCCTGATCAACATCCCGCCGCGGCACTCCAAGTCGACGATCGTCAGCGTGATCTGGCCGATGTGGGAGTGGCTGGCCGACCCGAGCCAGAAGTACCTGTGCGCCTCCTATTCGGCCGCCCTGTCGATCCGCGACAACCTCAAGGCGCGCCGCCTCGTGCAGAGCCCGTGGTATCAGGCGAACTTCGGGCACCTGTTTCAACTGGCCGGCGACCAGAACGCCAAGCAGAGGTTCGAGACCGACAAGACGGGCTATCGTCTGGCGACCTCGGTCGGCGGGACGGCGACGGGCGAGGGCGGATCTCGCTTGATCCTCGACGACCCCCACAGCGCGCAGGAGGCGCAGTCCGACGCCATCCGCGAAAGCACGCTTGAATGGTTCGACGTCGTGTGGTCGACCCGTCTGAACGACCCGAAGAAAGACGCGATGGTCACGATCATGCAGCGCCTGCACGAGCGCGACGTGAGCGGCCACATCCTCGAGGACATCGGCGGGTGGGAGCACCTGAAGATCCCGGCCGAGTGGGACGGCGTGCGCAGGACAACGAGCCTCGGCCCCTACGACCCACGGCAGACCAAGGGCGAGCTGATCTGCCCCGAGAGGTTCGGGGCGAAGGAGATCACCGACCTCAAGCAGCTGCTCGGCGCATACGGCACCGCAGGCCAGCTGCAGCAGGATCCGACCCCGTCCGAGGGCGGCATCCTCAAGACGAGCTTCATCAACCTGTGGCCGCACGATCAGGGCCTGCCGCCGTTCGAGTACATCGTGCAGAGCTACGACTGCGCCTTCACCGAGAAGACCACGGGCGACCCCACGGCCTGCACCGTGTGGGCGATCTTCACGCACGAGGGAGAGCGCAACATGATGCTCATCGATGCGTGGGATGAGCACCTGTCCTATCCGCAGCTGCGGGCTCGGGCGATCAAGGAGTGGACGACCGAGTACGGCGGCATGACGGACAAGTCGCCCTTCGGCCGCGCCCGCCGCCCCGATCGGGTGCTGGTCGAGGCCAAGGCCAGCGGGCAGTCGCTGCTGCAGGATCTCAGGCTGGCGAAGGTGCCTGCGGTCGGCTACAACCCGGGGCTGGCCGACAAGATCAGCCGGGCGCATCAGGCGGCGCCCACGCTCGAGCTAGGCCGCATCTGGGTGCCCGAGTCGGGGCGCAACCCGGGGCAGGCCGTGAGCTGGGCGCAGACCTTTCTAAAGCAGGTTGCAAAATTCCCTGTCACGGAGCATGATGACTACGTCGACACTTTCACGCAGGCGGTGATCTACCTGCGGGACAGCCGTTGGTTCGAGTTGCCGCAGGCGCGCGATGCGGACGCACCGCCGCCCTCGTCGAAGGGGAAGGTGAACCCGTATGCCGCGTGAGACGAAGTCGAAGGTCAACGCTGCCGGCAACTACACCAAGCCCGGCATGCGCAAGAAGCTCTTCGAGCAGATCAAGGCGTCCGAGACGCAGGGGACCGGCGCAGGCCAGTGGAGCGCGCGCAAGGCGCAGCTGCTGGCGAAAAAGTACAAAGAGCAGGGCGGGGGCTACAAGTGAAGGCGCCCCAGAAATCCCTGAAGGACTGGGGCGACCAGAAGTGGCGCACGAAGTCGGGCAAGCCGTCGTCGGAGACGGGCGAGCGTTACCTGCCCGAGAAGGCGATCAAGGCGCTTTCGCCGCAGGAGTACGCCGCCACGACGCGGGCGAAGCGTGAGGGCAAGGCGAAGGGCGAGCAGTTCGTGGCCCAGCCGAAGAAGATCGCGGCGAAGACCGCTCGTTTCCGGGGGAAGTGATGGTTCAGCGCGTCGACAAGGACAGCCTCAAGCTCGATCAGCCTCGTCGGACGCCCGGGCATCCGACCAAGTCTCACATCGTGAAGACGCGCGTCGACGGCAAGGAGAAGATCATCCGCTTCGGCGAGCAGGGCGCCGAGACCGCCGGCAAGCCGAAGGAGGGCGAGTCGGAGCGCATGAAGACCAAGCGGGCGTCGTTCAAGGCGCGGCATGCGAAGAACATCGCCAAGGGCAAGAGCAGCCCGGCCTACTGGGCGAACAAGGTCAAGTGGGCCGACGGCGGTGCTGTCACCGGCATGGCGGTCGGCGGCGGCTGGGGGCAGATGGCTGCGGCTGGGCCGGTCGGCGGGTCGGCCAAGGTTGCTTCTGATGCCGTGCAGGCTCGGGAATCTCTCGCGCGTGCGGCTGCGTCGATGAGAGAGGCCTACGGGGGACAGCCTACGTCGACGAGGCCGGCTGCGGTTACCGCGCGCGATGATCGTGCAGCCCCGGGAACCTATAGCGGCACGGGCGTGCGCGGCTTCACCTATGACGCCGGCGACCCTGAACTGGGCATACGGCCGTCCGTCCGACTCAACGGCGACGACGTGGCCCCCGGCATGCGCGATCTGGCTCGGTCCTACGGCGTCGACGACGGCGAAGACTACGTCCCCGCCTCGCTCACGCAGCCGGTCGTCGCGGTGAGCCCGGCCGCCCCGATCGCCGAGCAGCCGACTCAGGCCCCCGGGTTCTTCGCCCAGCTGTTGCAGGCGCCAAAGGCCATTGGGCAGGATCTGATGATGGGCTATCGCGCTGGCATCTTCTCGCCGCGCGACGTGCAGGAGCAGAACCTGCTGCGGGCTGAGTACACCCCTGCCGCCATCGCCGACTACTTCGCCCGCACCGACGCGACCCGTGCGCGCATGGATGCGGCTGCGCCATCGGGGATCGACCGCAGTGAGGCGATGCCGGCGCAAGGCGATCTGGCTCAGGCTTTCGCTCGCGAGTACAACATCGTCGGCCGCAACCGCTCCCAGCTGATGCCGCTGCTCGAGGCTTTCCTGCGCGGTCGTGGCATCACCGACCCGTCGACCTACGCCGACAACATCTTCAACACGCTGTCGATCCCGATGCAGCAGGGCGGCGCCGTCGAGCTGAACGAGATCTACCAGAAGTACATGCCGTTCACGTCTGATCGCGACATGATCGGGCAGATGGAGCGGTACCTCGAGAACATCCGGCGCGCTCAGGGCGGCGCCGACGAACAGGCGAAGCGCGAGCGTGATGTGGTCATCGGCGCCTTCGCACCGCCCCCGCGGCCGACACCGAACGACTACTTGCGCGAAAAGGGTGCGACGCCCGAGATCGAGGGCTATCGGCAGGCGGCGATCAAGGCGGCTGAGAAGTACGGCATCCCGCCGAACATCTTCTTGTCTCTGGTGAGAACGGAAAGCAATTTCAACCCGCTCGCGAAGAGCGGAAAAGGGGCGATGGGGCTGGTCCAGCTGATGCCCAAGACGGCGGAGGAGTTGGGCGTCACCGATCCCTTCGACCCGATGCAGAACCTTGATGGCGGGGCGCGCTATCTGGCGCAACAGTACAATCGCTTCGGCGAGTGGCCGCTGGCTCTCAGCGCCTACAACGCGGGCGCTTCCAACGTGCTGAAGTATGACGGCATCCCGCCCTTCGAGGAGACGAAGAACTACGTCGACAAGGTGATGCGGGGCGCGGGCATCTTGAAGTATGCCGACGGCGGCGCGGTTGAGGCTGAAGATGATCCGAGTTTCTTCAGCCTATCTGGTCAGGAACGTCGGCGGGCTCTGGACGATCTCAACGCGCGCATTGGCGAGAGCCTGCGTTATTATCTTGGCCCGACGCCGATTCCGCAAATTCTGGGTTTGGCGTCAGAGATGACGCCGAGCAGAACGGTCGAGCGCGCCAGTGAAGCATCGCAGCGGATGGTCGAGCCGGGCTTGTCACCGCTGGAGCGCATTGGCGCTGGTGCGGAAATGCTGGGTGAGGTGGCTGCTGTCGGCGCGCCTCTGGCCGTCGGGGCGAGGGGTGCCATGCCGATGGCAGAGGCTGCGCAAGAGGCGTTCATGGGCTTGAGTGTGCCCACCAGAGCTGCCGCGCAAGATTC